GTGAGATTTGAAGAACCAACAAAATGGGAATATTTTCTCGATGGTTTCCGTAACATCTATTGTATTATAGATTGTTATAATGATGGTGATGAGTGGGGTTACGGAGAATTTTGGGAATCTTTGAACATTGGATGGTATCGAGACTATATTTTTCCTTATGATGACCCATACAATCTAACTATCGGTCCAGAACGCAAATTGAGATTAGCACAAGAACTACCAAAGATTACTCTATCAGTAGAAGATTATGATGAATTTGTGCGACGAATCAATGAACCACCAGATCCTGCTGTGGTGGAAAGTATTAAAAAACTGATGAATCGTAAAGCACCTTGGGAAGAATGACTGACAAATCTAAAATCTTCTACAACATCTGGTGCAACGCATACCAACGCAGAACCATATATAAAGGAACTGATAGAGAACACAGAGAGCATGAAACTGTGCGTATGTGTCTTGATATGAAGGATGTTAAGTTCTACCAGTTTGATACAGATAGAAAACATTATCTCTAATGACTTGGACACAATACATCTTCCAACATCTTATCCCTACTGGACTTCGTTCCTTTAGGGATAACTTTCGTATGTGGAGAGACCTTATCTCATCAAACTATGAGGGATACGCTTTACTTGAAGATGATGATCCTTATGAACAATGTTATGAATGGTTCTGGACTTCTATTAACTTAGATGAAACTTATCCTAAAGAGTTTCTTGAGCATCTGAAACAGATGATAGATGATATTGACAGTGGGAAGGTTAAGACTTATACTCTTGATGAGATTAGAAATGAACTTGATTAAGAACTTACTGTTACGAAAGACAACTCTTTCTGCTCCAACCGAATATAAATGTCAGTATTGTGATATAACTAAACCATTAAATGATGAGAACTTTCAACCTGTAAGAAAGTTCAAGTACGGATACTCAACTGTTTGCAACGAATGTAACAAACCAAAACCAAAGGAGTAAGTTATGAATACTTCTGCAGATTTCCCTTATACAACATTCCCAATTCGATTAGAGTTTAAGGAAGATAAGAAGACGAGAGTTTGTTATTTCCAAGATAAAACACATCTCAATAAATATCTTATCAAACATAAAATCAACAAGAAAACTGCGGACATTCGATATAATGAAGAAACCTAAAAACTGGTGGTATGTGTGGAGCAAATCTCTGGGTGAGAAAGCATCCTCATGCAATAAAACATCTGATAAGGTTGCTATTGTTCGCACCATTATCTTTGCAACTTACTTGATTACTAACATTGCAATCGTATCAAATGCAGTAAGACATTGGAATCGAAAAACTGAGGTTCATGTATATGTTGATTCTGCAGGTATTCCATCTTATGTGATACCACCAGAAAGAAAAGTAAATAAACCTTTGGAGTTTGAGTGAATAACATGGAGCCTCTAAAGTGTCCAAGTAATGTAAGCACGACGATCTTATGAACGACGATCTCTGGTCTGAAATCCAAGATGCTCCTGGTGAAATCTTTGACATTCCTGAGATGAAAGGATGGGATGATAATGATGTAGAGATTGATGACCTCTCATTTACTGAAAACTTTAACACTGAACACGACTTCTGATTATGAACCCTGATACTTACACTTTCACTGGAGATGCTACCACCTTCCTTGGTTTGGTTGGTGTTGTTTCGGCAGGTGTTATTATTGTTACTGCCTTCCGTCGTTTCTTCAATTCTCCTTACAATGTTCGTTATGTAAAACCAAAGAAATCAACTGTTGATCTCTCCACTGAAACCGAAACAACTGCATCCTGAACAAATGACTGACACTGTAAATGTTCTCCCTCACATCTTTGAACTCCGTGCTGCTTGGAGGAAACAAGATTTCAAGTACACTAAAGAACAACAAGAACAATATGATATTCTAATTGCTGCTCGTCGTGAACGTGTTAAGTATTTTTATGATAACGATATGGTCTGTAAAATAAGCAAATCCGCACAAGATAAACTAAAGGAAGATTGATGCTCGGGTGGTCGGTTCACATACTGACCACCCTCTCTTGCATAAATACCTGAAAAGGGTTTATACTAGAGAGATGAAGACATTTCAGGAGTTTATGTCAATTTGTGAAGCCTATGACAAAGAAGTCATGGGTAGATCACAAATCACTCGCCAAGGTGAAGGTGGTAGAGTTGGCCGTGAACGTAAGAAGACAACTCCCGAAATTCGCAGAACCAAAGCTGTTGGTGGTGGAAAGACTGAACCAGTATCTTATAAACCAAGAAAAGATATTGGAACTCAGAGAAAGAGATCTGAAAGAGAACAACAACCAACACAAGAAAGAGGATCTGCAAGAGAGAAACAACTTGCTGCTGCGAAAGAAGAAAGAAGAAAGGCAGCACAAGCAAGGATTGCTGCAAAGAAATCGGGTTCTGCTGCAACAACAGAGAAACCAAAGTCTAAAGAAGCAGAGAAGAAAGCATCTGAACTTCTGAGAAAGAAATCTGCACCTAAGGCAGTTTCTCCTGATTACAAACCACAGAAGGCATCAGGTCTCTCTAGAAAGGAAAGAATTGCTGTCACCAAGAAAGGACAGGCAAAACTTAGAGATCTTGTAATGCAGTCTGAAAGAGAGAAAGGAAAGAAAGTAAAGAGTGAAAAGGATCTGAAACACAAGTACACTTCTTCTTGATTCTTACTTGGAGCCTCTAAACTGTCCCAGTAATACAGTCACGAGACCCCTCCAGGATCGTCTGTAACACCTCTGAAACAAACTCTTGACATAAGACTACTATTCTGGTAGATTATGTCAGTGGACTCAACTTTATTATTTTCATGACCACCAAAGTTCCCGATTATCTTCTCACGATCCCTCAAATTGTTGATAAGTATTGTCCTCAACTGGATGCATGGGCAAAGAAAACCAAAAGTGTGAAAAGTGATGGTGCATTGGATGAGATCCCTCTGAAAGATGAGAAACGTACTATCAATGTAAAAGATCTTTATATCAACACACTGACTCAACGTGTTGATGCGATTGAACTTACTAACATTCAAGATAATCTGAAGAAGTTTGGTGGATTCTCTCACAAGACTTCAGGAACAATTGACACATTTGTTTCCAAGTTGTATGGAGATTCTAGTCCTGATGGGATGCACCGTGCAATTATGGCATATATTTGTGGTGTAGGAGAAATTGCTATCCAACGTCAGGGAGAACATCCTGAAGGTTGTACTGAAAGTGAAATGATTGATGCAGAACGTGATTTCTTTTTTGCAAAGAATGAACTCAATGCAAAGGTCAAAACAACTTCCAAGATGCGAGTAGCAAAACTGTCTGGAAATATGTCCAAGGAACAACAAGAACTTGATAATGCTTGTGCTGAAGTTGGTGTTCATGTCAATGATTATGGTGTGAGTGTAGATTCTGCAGAACTTGTCTATAAAGACGGTCATGGGAATATGGCAAATCTTCTCACAAATACAAAAAGTCCTCTATATCTTGGTGTAAAGAAATTCATCACACACCTTCCTTTTCTGAAGCAATACGGTAGTGGTCGCACTCAACTTGATGGTGCGATTGCAAATGTTTGTGATATGTTGGGTGATGAATCTGTGAACTTTAAGAAGTATCTGAACAGTGAACAGTACAAGACACGACATAAGGATTGGTGGACTGCAAAGTGTCAACATGGTGCTGGTATGGAAACTGCTGCAATTCGTCTCGCACTATGTTTCAATGAGTGGTCTCGCGCAAAGTTCAATGAAAATACAGTAACATTTGACATGTTCGACTCTTTCATTGGTAGTATGAATAATGAAACACTTCACTTCATTCATTCCTGTCTGATTGATGGAAATCCTGTCGATCAAGTTCTTCTCGATTTTACTCTCGAAACTCCTGAAACTACATCTGTGATTCTGGAGTGTATGGTTTGATAACTTGGAGCCTCTAAACTGTCCCAGTAATACATGATGAACCCTATGCAGATCCAACTCCGTCCTCACCAAGAACGTGGTGTTGCCGCAATGCAACAACACAACAAAGGTCAGATCATTGTTCCTACTGGTGGTGGTAAGACTCTCAAGATGATCTATGATTGTCTGCGCGAGTTGCAGTCTGAAACTCCTCAGACGATTGTTGTTGTTGCACCTCGCATTTTGCTCGCAGAACAACTCTCTTCTGAGTTTCTGGAGTTCATCACTAACGCTGAAGTGATGCACGTTCACTCTGGTGAAACTCATCACTTCAGTTCTACTCGTCCCCAAGAGATTCGTAACTGGGTTACTGCAAACACAGACAATCACAAACTGATTGTAACCACATACAACTCTTTGTCACGTCTCCAAGTTGCAGAAGTTGATGTGGATACCATCTACTTTGATGAGGCGCATAATTCAGTTCAACGTCACTTTTTCCCTGCGACTGAATACTTTGCGAGCAATGCACGTCGTTGTTACTTCCTCACTGCAACTCCAAAACATTCCCTCGCAGTTGGTAAACCTGGGATGAATGATTCGGATGTTTATGGTCAGGTAATCTGCAAAGTTCCCGCACCTGAGTTGGTTGATGGTGGATACATTGTTCCTCCCAAAGTGATTGTCAAACAACTGGAGATGGTGACTGGTAAACAGACCAACTTCGATCGTGACTCTAACAATCTGTTGGAGACCATTGATGAGAACAAAGTCGGTAAGATTCTGATCTGTGCTAAGGCAACCAAACAGATTGTGTCTCTGGTGACTGAAACTGATTTCTGTTTCCAGTTGGAATGTCGCGGATATTCCTGGATGTACATTACATCTAAGACTGGTGCGGTTATTGATGGTCAGAAGGTCAACCGTGAGGTATTCTTTGACACTCTATCTGCATGGGGTAAGGATAACGATAAGAAGTTTGTAGTTCTTCACCACTCCATCCTTGCAGAAGGTATCAATGTGTCTGGTCTGGAGGCTGTTCTGTTCCTGCGTAACATGGACTTCATTGGTATCAGTCAGACCATTGGACGTTGCATCCGTCTACACCATGATGACGCAAAAGGTCTCCGTGATGGTATCATTGAACCTGGCAATCTGAACCAGTACACCAAGAGTTTTGGTCTTGTGTGCATCCCTGTCTACAACAAAGTGGGAATCTCAACTGCTCGCGCAGTGCAATCGGTTGTTGATACAATCTTTGAGAAGGGAGAACCCGCAATCTCCACGGTTCGCAGGTGAGTCTCACTGAGAACCCAGTGGCCATCAGGGGCAAAAACCTGATTTTTCTGCAATTCTACTGCAACCGACCTAGAACCCATCCACCGCAACCAAATTACCGATTTTTTCCAAAGTGAAACGCAACTGGCAAATCTTCTGCGAGAAGACATTCAACAACATGAGGGCAAATGCTCACAAGTGGGGTGAATCTCACGAGTGGAACATTGCCCTTGCTCGTGATTTCTATCTGGGTGTATTTGACTCTGGTAATCCTAATCCAACTGGACTGATTAGTGAGAATGCCTATGTCAACAAGATGAACAAAGGTAAGACAACTCATGATCATTGCCTCTCTCCGCAGTTTGTTGGTAGGATGATTCTGGACAATCAGGATACTTATCTGAACGATTATGAGAAGTTCAAATCAGCATTCTGGTACTCATGTAGGACTATTATTGTAACATCTGGAGAGAACGATTCACTCTCCGCATTGACAAAGAACGATGACAATGGTTATAAGGTTCTTGTGCCTACCAACATGAAATATAACCATCTGGGTATCAAACTGTATCAGAGAGAAAGTGGTAAAAAGGAGTGGAAATACTCTCGTCCAACATATAACAATGTTCTGGATGTGCCTGAAGAACTGTTAGACTATGAGAAGAGGTTTCTGGTATGAAAGAGGGATTCATTGTTGGTAAAGGCAACTACGCCGCTATTCCCTATGGCAATCAGTTGATGATCATTCACAACGGAGAACAGATCAAAGTGTGTAGAACTGAGGCATCTGCAAGAAAGTTCATTGATGCACACAAGAAAGGTAAGTCACTTGGCAAATTACCAGTGAACTAAACTTGGAGCCTCTAAAGTGTCCCTATAGTGTAAGACGCACCTACTCTATGCCTCGCAAACAATCCGAAGTGTCCACGCCTAAAGTTCTGATCACCCGTGATCAATACCTGCAAGACATTAAGATTCGTTGGCAAATCCACCAGTATGAAATCAACAAACTGTCGGAAGATCTGAACAAAGTTGCACAAACTGTTGCTCCTTATGTTCAAAAGATCATGGATTATTCTGTTGCTCGTTATCAGGAAATCCGTGCTCGTTATGTGACAGTCCGATAAGTGTCACAAGAGGGGTTGCAATCCCTCTTTTTTATGCCATCATAGAACTATGCAAAACAAACATCTCAACCATCCTGAGGATCTGATCCTAACTGGTGATCTCTCGGTGTTAGATTGGTTCACTGCAGATTCTACCATTTCAGTCAAGATTGATGGTGCTCCAGCGATTGTATGGGGTCGCAATCCTGCAAATGGTAAGTTCTTTGTAGGGACTAAATCTGTCTTCAACAAAGTCAAAATCAAGATCAATCATTCCCATGAAGAAATTGATGCGAACCATGAAGGTAAAGTTGCGGACATTCTTCATTCTTGCTTTGATTATCTGCCTCGCACAGATGATATCATTCAAGGGGACTTTATTGGTGTTGGCGGTTCTGACACTTATCGTCCCAACACGATTACTTACCAGTTCCCTGAGGTAATCAATCAAGAGATCATTGTTGCACCTCATACTTACTACATTGCAAAGAATGATCTCCGTGATGCTGTTGCATATCCGATAGATTTTGCACTGGATGACACGGCACAATGCAAGTTTGTCACACCTTATGCAGAGATCTGTCCTTATCGTGATGACATTGAAGACATCTGTAAGTTCGCAAAACAGATGAGCACTCTGTGTGAGTTTGTGTCTGATCGTCAAGCAAAACAACTAAAAACTGTCATCAATTCTTATATCCGTGAGGGTAAAGAAGTGAATGAACATGAAATCGCAGAAAATCATGATGTTGATGTAAATGTCCTGCGATTGTGGAAACTTGTGTACTCAATCAAGATGGATCTGTTCTTCTTCATTGAACGAGAAGATGAGATTCAATGTTACACTGATGGTCAACAATCTGATCATGAAGGTTATGTCATGAACAATCAGTTTGGTATGATGAAAGTTGTAGATCGTTACCAATTCTCACGAGCAAACTTCAATCTTGCAAAGAGTTGGTAACTTGGAGCCTCTAAAGTGTCCTAGTAGTATGACAACCACTGAAATGACAACTACAACTCTCACCGATTATTCTGCACAACAAGAGGCAAAAGGTAACATTGCTAATGCTGTTCTAGGTCACACTTTTGCACTGTGTGAGGCACTGCGTCACAATGGACCTTCTGGTTATGATTTCTACCCAGAAACGGGTCGTAAGTATCACAAACTGATCATGGTTGATAGTGGTGGTGGTCGCAGTGTTCACGCCTTCATTGATAAGCAAACTGGACAAGTGTATAAGTCTGCTTCATGGAAAGCTCCTGCGAAAGGTGTACGTTATGACCTGCGATTGATCAAAGATCGTGAATGGTTGCTTGAACATGCTGACTGGGCAGGTGGTTATCTGTACGCAAAATGACACCTGATAAGTTCAAACTCATCAATGCACTTGCATCAGAGTATGAGTATCTTTGCCATGATGATTTCGATCCCGATGAAGATCCAACTCCTGAAGAATACAAGGAAATGTTAATGCAAATGTCCTACGATGAGTTGATCGAAGAGGCAAGCATTGATGAACATTTCACTCTTGATGAATACTTGGAAGTATGGTCGTGATACAAACATGGAGCCTCTAAAGTGTCCTAGTAGTATGAACAACACTACCGAACGCAAGTTTCACAACATGAGTGTCGAAGATCGTGAGATGTTCGCATACAACTCTTACCGTGAAAAGCAACAAGCAGAGATTGCACGAATCAATGCACATCCTGAGCAACGGATGAAGTATTGCTTCTCATTCATGGAAGGTGCTGATGATGAAACTCGCACCAAATGCTACAACAAAATTGCAGAATACTCTGCACAACTTGATTACTCTGAAGCACATTACTGATGAAAAACTATCGAGTTCAAGTCGAAACTTATGATGGTTGTGTTACTATCTGGCATGAAAAGTCCAAAGCAAAGACTGCGGACAAACTGATTCTCAATCGTGTCTACAATCAACTCTGTGGACTAAACATTAAAGAAATCTCCGTTACTCCTTCTGTTTGATTATGGCAACTCGTTCTCGCATTGGCATTGAACTGCCTGATCAATCTATCCTCTCAGTGTATCATCATTGGGATGGATATCCTGAGTGGTTGGGTAGGATTCTCAAGACACATTACAACACCAAAGAACAAGTTTCTGAACTGATTGATGGTGGTGATATGAGTTCTGCATGGACAAATGCTGGTTTCAATAATGAAACTGTTGCACAAGGTCCATTGTATTATTCTCAACGTGGTGATGATTGTCCTCC